GTTCAGCACTGCTCATCTGTTCGTCGGAAGGAAGAACGGTAAGTCGCAGCTGGCGGCAGCGATCATCCTGGCTATGGCTGTGCTCGATGACGACGGGGCTCCCCAGTTCGTCACGGCGGCCACCAAAAGAGACCAGGCGAAGGAGGTTTTTGACGAAATTCGACGTATAGTTAAGGCATCTCCTCCGTTAAATAAGAGGTTTTCGGTAAACAGGAATGAGATCATATCGCCTCGAGAAGGTATAATTAAGCCGCTGTCTTCGGACGCAAATACACTTGACGGTCTCAGCCTAAACCTTGGTTGTGTAGACGAGATGCACGCCATGAAGAACGGCGACCTGTACCGGGTCCTATCCTCTTCTATGGGAAGCCGCAAAAATCCGCTTATGTTGGCGATTTCTACGGCTGGATTTGTTCTGGACGGCCTTGCCACGGAATTTGTGAAGGGAGGCAAGGCTGTGCTGGACGGGAACGTGGTGAACGACTCTCTGCTGTTTATGATCTACGAGTTGGACGAGGACGACCAGTGGAGCGACAGCGAGTGCTGGATCAAGGCGAACCCCAACCTGGGGGTGTCTTTAAGTGAAGAATGGTTAAAAGACAAGTACGAAAACGCCAAGATCTATTCCGGCAGGCATATTACCGAGTTTATGGTTAAGCACTGCAACCTATTCGTAGGTTCTGACACGGTGTGGGTTGAGGAGGAGGTGTGGATGTCTGAGGACAACGTGGAGCCACTTCCAGAACCAAACAAGCAGGAGGCGTATATCGGCCTCGACCTTTCGGAGACGGACGACATCACGGCTATTGCCGTCGCTACAGGCGACGTCAACTCGAGGATTTCGATATATATGCAGTATTTCGTGTGCCGTTCTGCTGTTGAGAGGCGCTTAAAGAAGGACGAGACGTCGATTTACTCGAGGATTGGCGAGTACGACAACGTCTACGTGATGGACACGAATAGCATCGACTATAACGTGATCCGCAGGAAGATCAGCGGCTACTACGTTATGGACGGGGTGACGCACTACGACGAGGACAACATCTCCAACAAGTTCAACCTCAAGTCTGTAGCCTACGACCGGTGGAACAGCTTGAGTTTGATACGCGACCTGGAGGGCGACGGGGTGGTTTGCTCCCCTTATGGACAGGGATACGCTTCTCTCTCGTTCCCTTCTAAGACGTTAGAGAAGCTCGCGAGGGACGGAAGGCTACAGCACGGTGGCGACGAGGTGCTTCGGTGGATGATGAGCAACGTAAAGCTCAGGATGGATCCTTCTGGTAATATAAAGCCAGATAAGGAGAAAAGTGGCGATAAAATTGACGGGGTTGTGGCTGCTGTTATGAGTATAGGAGAGATGCTGTCTTATACTGAGGAAGATGATAGCCCATTAGAACCCTTCTTCACTGTAGTTTGACGTTATTATATTTGCAACATGGCATATCCATTTGGAATAGGTCGCCTCGTAGATGCTCTGAGAGGGTATAGAGACATCCGTAAGGGAGTTGTCCCTACGGACTACTATCCTTCTTATATGCCTTTTAGGAGAAAAAATGTAGACAACTATCTTTCCATAAGTGCGCTTCAAATTACGGCTGTTTATGCTTGCATTAGCAAGATAGCCGACACGATTGCGTCTATGGATTGCGTTGTTGAGCGGTTTTCAACTGACGGTTCTAGAACCCAGTTGATGAACAGCCCTTACACGAAGCTTCTGAGAACTCAGCCCAACAGTCTGATGGGTGCATACGAGTTCAAGCAGATGTTGATTAGCGACGCCCTGATTTACGGGACTGGTTATGCCATCATTGTTGGCGATGAGATGTACTGGATCCCATCGTCCCAGATGACTTATGTCATCAACGAGTCGACTGGCGAGAAGATTTACAAATATCACGGATCTCCAACTCAAATACCTCAAGATAAGGTAATCGAGATTAAGGCGTTCCGATCTGAGTCCCCCATCAACGTACAGCTCCAAAACATCCAGACCGCAAAGTCTATACAGAACTATGCGTATAAGTTCTTTGAAAGCGGAGGTATGTTGGGTGGCATCCTTACCACTAAGGAGCAGATCAAGCCGGAGTATGCCAAGGAGATGTCTGACCGCTGGAGGGACGAATACGCTGGTAGTGAGAACGCGCACAAGATCGCTATCATTGGCGGTGGTTTCCAGTTCCAGCCGATGACACTGCCTCTCGACCAGGTTCAGTTCCTTCAGCTAAAAAAGCATAGTGCTCAAGAGATTTGCCAGATGTACCAGGTTCCTCCAGCCATGATTGGCTTGGATGGGAATACAGCATACAGCAACTATGAGCAGCAGGTTCTTCAGTTCTATCAGGGTTGTATTATGCCATGGGTAAAAAGAATTGAGCTTGAATTTGAGAGAAAGCTTTTAGGCTTTGACGATATGCTCTCTTGCCGTTTCGACGTAGACAGCCTTCTGCGTGCCGACTCATCCGCTCGAGCGACATACTACCATTCACTTCTTTCCGACGGTGTATTGTCTATAAACGAGGTCAGGTCACGTGAAGGTCTCTCTCCTGTCGACGGAGGAGATAATCACCATATTCAGTTGAACCAGATCCCACTGGCTTCTATGGATAACTATGCTGATAAAGTAACCGAAATAAATAAAAAGCAATAATGGCAATATATCTTTACAAATTCAGAAATGTAAGAGCGGATCACAGCTCTTCACACATTGGGGACACATCTACACCAAAAGGACCTGAATACGTATTTCACTACGAGGGCACTACCGCTCCTACTCAAGCTCAGGCAAAAGCCGTACTAGATGCGTTCTATGACTCTATTGGCAATGTTAATCAAAGAGCGGATATTTCACTTGCCATGTCCTTAGGTCATGCTGATTCGGCATCGCGCACCAACCCTGCAACCGGAGCTGCATCTTTTAAAGTTGGCAAGGCTCTTTACCAATATGCAGTGGCATATCACTCTTCTAATATGACGGGTGCTTTGTCTGCTACCACCACCTGGAAAAACCTTTCGTAATGCCATATTCAGATTACCCCGAGGTTATGACCTCAAACGCCAAGAGGGGCCTGGAGCTTAACGAGGAGAACGGAGGCAAGTGCGCTACCGCTGTAGGCAAGGAGACGGCAAGAATCCTTTCCTCTGGCGAGTCTCTTTCGGAAGATCGTGTTGTACGTATGTACTCCTACCTCTCGAGAGCTGAAACCTACTACGACGAAAATGACACTACGGCCTGCGGCACCATCAGCTACCTTATGTGGGGCGGCAAACCGGCCCTGGATTGGAGCCGCTCTAAAGTAGAGGAGATGGAAGAGAATCGTGCCATGGATATGGAAGAGCTGACTGAGGCTATCATCGAGGCAGTGGAAGACGCTGTCGAGGAGGTGATGGACGAGGTTATGGCTGAAGAACCCATGGAGGAGGAAGAGCCAGTGGAGGAGGAAGAAGAAATGGTCGATGAGCGTTCTGCCGTCAACAACCTCGAGGCAAGATCCATCGCTTGTGAATTCCGTGCCGACGAAGAGGACGGTGTGACCATCGAGGGTTATGCCGCTCGCTACGACGAGGAGACGGAAATCGGCGGTCAGTTCGTAGAGCGTATCTCTCGCGGGGCGTTCAGCGAGGCCGATATGAGCAACGTCGTTGCCCTCTTCAATCACGACTGGAATATGCCTCTCGCCCGTGTAGGTCGCGGATTGGAGTTGTGGGACGACGGCCAGGGCCTGAAGTACCGCTTCAAGTTGGGCAACCAGTCCTACGCCAAAGATCTGGCTGAAAACATCCGCACGGGCAACGTGTCGACGTCGTCGTTTGGATTCACGGTTGAGAAGGATCGGTGGGAAAAGCGCGGCAGCCAGCCGTTGCGTATCATCGAAAGAGTAAAGAAGCTTTATGATGTTTCTCCAACCACGCAAGGCGCTTACCCAACCACAGATGTAGCCATTTCACGCATGATGGAATTCGAAAAACTCGTAGACAACAACATTTTACCGCAACCATTCTCACCAGAAACTCAAACCCAAACTTCCAATAATACAATGGAAAACAAAACCACGCCCGCATACATCCAGAGCCTGGGCGACTCTGAGGCGAATGTCGCCAAGCGTTTCTCTTTCGGTAAGGCCATCAAGGAAGCCTCCGAGGGTCGTCTTACTGGTCTCGAGGCAGAGATGAATGCTGAGGCTCGCCAGGAATTCACCAACGCAAAGGTGAATGTGGCTGGTGGCATTTCCATTCCATCTATGGTCCTTCGCGCTCACACGGACCCAATGTCTGTAGGTGCCACTTCTGCTGGCAACTCTCACACGTGGGGAGGTACCGTTGGCGTTATGGACGCTGGCCTGATCCCTTACATGAGCCCGCGTGATGTCGCTTCTCAGCTGGGAATCCGCAACCTGACTGGCTTGAGCGGAAATGTGGTGTTCCAGGTGGCTGACGCAACTGCAAAGCTTGCTGCTGGCACCCCCAACGAAGGTGTTGCGGCCACGAATGATGCTATTGATTTTACTGCAAAGACGCTTGCTCCGACTCGCTACAGCGCATACGTTCGTGCTACCGAGCAGCTGTTGGCTCAGAGCGCAGACGACATGGGCGCGTTCATCGCGGCTGAAATCCGTAAGGCTATCGACAAGAAGTTCAGCGCAGACGTATGTACCGCTATCTTGGGAACCTCTACGACTGGCGTTCTCTTGAACCAAACCACTCCAGGAACGATTGCAGCATTTAACGCAGCCTCTGCTAACCCGACTCACCTTGAGTCTGATCTTCTCGCAAGAGATGTTGACATCAACATGGTTAAGGTGTTGTGTGCCCCCGATGCTTACCGCAGAGCCCGCGCACTGAGCATTGATGCAGGTAGCGGATTTATGTTCGCAGAAAGCCCGCTCGTTCGCAAGAACGTCCTTGGCTACGAAACCGTTGTATCCTCGCAGGTCACTGCTGGCCACTTCTATATGTTTGACTACAGCCAAGTGGTTACGGGAGAATGGGGCGGCCTGAATCTCATCATTGACCCCTATAGCGACGCTCACAAAGGAGTCGTCCGGATCTTGGCAAACGTCTACAAGGATGTAACGACCTTGCAGGACGAGTGCTTCGACGGGGTTGGTACGATGGCGTAATTTACCCGACAGGTTACCTTATGACGGAAAGGGGGGAGGAGCAATCCTCCCCTTTTATTTAACTTTATATCATGAAGTACGAAATAGTATCTCAAAGCCTTTCGCCGTACGAGTTTATACCTCAAAGCGTGGTTATGAAGCATCTACGCCTCTTTGATTACACAGAGGCAGATGTTATCGAATACTATATGAAGTCAGCCATTGCTATGGTTGAATCCAGACTGAACATCATATTCAGGTCTGCTTCTACACCAACCATCGTAAAGGTGGCAAGTGGAGACACCAAGTTAAAACTTAGGGGTCTTTTTATGTTTACGGATATTGCCAACGCGAAATACTACGCGGATGACGACACGTATAAGGATTTAGGCGGGCAGCGATTCACCTTCACCAAGGTGATTCATCCATACGAAATATCTGTAATTGATCCGCCGGGAGACCTCAAGGAAAACGGCGACTACACGTACACCTTCCAGCTCAGTGGGGGCGTTTATGCCTCTCAAGCTCCAACTCAGGCTCTGGAAGCGATCCTTCTCCTTGTTGGCCACTACTACAACCAGCGTGAAGCCGAGCATATCGGCGGAGTGACCACGATGGTGAAGGAGGGCGTAGATAGACTTTTAGCATCAGCAAAAAAATACTAAGATGGCTTCTATCATTGGAGCCGGGGATATGGACATCCCCGTAAAGTTCTACAGGAATAACTCTGTGGTAGATGACTTTGGAGCCACCTCTCTAGAGGCTGAGCTTTTCCTTTCCACATACTGCCATGTGAAATATATTGGAACCCCGTCTGCCGGTGCTTCTGAGGAATTTATCAATGATCAAAAGACGGGTAAGGTAAAGGTTGAAATAACCACCAGGTTTGTTGCTGGGATTGACTTTGACGACTTCTTTGAACTAGAAGAAGCCAGCTTCAACATATACTCAATTCACATTATTGGAAGGCGTCAGTCTTTGGTTATTCGGGGTGAATCGAGAGATGATCAGAGCGATGTTCCCGGCAAGATTCAAAAGACGTTATTCATACCGAATCAGATTGGCGTGTTGTTCGATGATATGCACTTCCCGGTGACTTATCAGCCTACTATCAACACATCAAATGAAGAAGTAGAGATCGAAGTTCCCGCCATAAATATGGAGGAGAGCTGGGTAGCCATGAATTACAAGACCAATCAGGAGGTCTATATAAACGATGAGCACCCACCTGTGATTAGCAGCGTCAAGATGTATGTGGACGATGTCTACCAAAAAGACCTGCAAATCCGTGGGACGATGTATGTCCATGAAGAGGAGCCTATAGGCTATCGTATTGTCCCGTTGCCTCCAGACCCAGAGGAACCACCGGTAGACCCACCTGTAGATCCACCGGTAGACCCGCCAGTAGACCCGCCGGTAGACCCTCCCGTTGAGGAAGAGGAGCCCATTGACCTTTTGGAGGTCCCCACTCCCATGCCCAAGCTGTTTTATAGCGACACTATAGTCGGAAAAAATAAGAACACTATAGTTTGCAATATAAAGTCGTGGAACGGAAAGGAGTACAAGGACTTTGAATATCGTCAAGATGTAACAGTAGACGGCTACTGGAGGGTTGAGCAGTTCACTCGCCAGACATTGACTAGCGTAGGTGCTGGTGAGTATTACAGAGACAACGCCAAGATAGACGCTGACTTCAACACAAACTCAAGCGAAGACGTAAACATCATAAACCTCATTAAGGGTCAGCCTTGGAAGTTTACGCTGAACAATAAGTTCTTTTATTCCAACAAAAAGGCTGAGCTTTTGTATCGTATAAAGGATACCAACTGGGAACTTTTCGATCCAGATCCAGAAGAGGCACCTTTTGAGCTTTCAACAATATCCTTCCTTCCAGGTCAGAATATACTGCCAGATGACGGGGCCGAAGCCATAGATGTCGGAGTGACCGTATATGTTAATGGGCCAAATTCTGAGCAGGTATATCTAGTTGATGGATCGTACGTCATGTCCGATCAAACAACTTTCGTCATAACTGATGGCGTTATATCTGAATGGAATCCAAGCGAGGAACTGCTTGGAGACCTTGTAAGTGCAGAGGTGGCTAACGGCTACTTCATAAAGGCAGGCTCTGATTCACTTGAGATAGGATCTGGCGTGACTATAGTGAACGAAAATGAAGACGTCTTTTTAATGCTTAACGGTACCTATGTGCTAGAGGATGATAGAGAGATGTCCGTCTTCAATTACACGGTGACGCAATGGGACAAAGGAGTTTGGTTTGACCGTAACTTCTTAGGTACCGACGCTATAGTCCATGGTAATGGGGCCAACCTACCTGAGTACAACTACGGGTGGTTCCCATACGTATACATACCAATACCACCTCCCATAGACCTCAAGCCTGGTATGCAAATAAAGATGGATGTAGAGGTTTACGTCAACACAAATGCATACGACGTGAGGGAGTCATGGAATGGCATAGAAGAGGGGGTTGTTTGCTTTACCGTCTTACTCAATATAGTCTATTAAAATGGCAGATAGAATCATAATCGACTCATCTGACTTGATGAAACAGCTCAGAAAGATGGGTAGACAGCTTACTACAGGCGATCAAAAGGAGGTTAGAAAAATCATGGCAGACGCTGTGAAGCCATGGAAGACAACTATAAACTCATCGATCTACGAAATTGCTCAAAGAAAGACTGGCAAGCTAAGCCGCGCCATGGGCATAGGCACTTTTGTCTCTTATAGAAAAGGGATTATAGGCGCCAAAGTCCGTCCAGTAAACTCGCGTAGGAACAAGCAATCTGCTGGATGGAGGGTACACTTCTTTGCCTCTCCAGCTCGTCAAATGAAGAGTTCCAAGAGGTTCCCGTTCCAAACAAAATATAAGGGTCAACAGCAAAACGTGCTTAACAGATTTATGTCTCAATATACTATATTTGTAGAGAAAACCATTAAAAACCTTAGAAATGCCTAACACGACTATTGCCTCTAACTACGTAGGGGTGTATGTGCTTGACACTCCGCAGACGGAGCCCATCCCCATTGTTGAAGGAACCGTTGTCACTTCTACGAACGCTCCCGCAGGCATGACCGCTGGAGAGTACGTTATTGTTAAAACCACTGCTGGCGCTTTCGTCGGAATTGGAAAAGTCGTCACTGCTGAGGCTGCACTCGAAGATGCCGCCACCGACCTTTTGTTGGTAGGCGCTGCTACGTCAACCTCTATCGAATCCGCCTCCACCATCTCTGAAGTTGCTGCTAGAACGGGTATCGGTACTTCTCAAATGTTTATCGCTTCTGGAGCTACCTCTTGGTCGTCTTCTATCGATGGTCTGGTCTATGTCGATGACGACACCTACGAGGGCACCCCAATCACCGCTATCGACGCAGCTAATGCAAAGTACTTCGTGATTGTGAAGTTTGAAATCGCGACCGACGAAGGTTACATCGGCCAAGGACTTATCGAGAGCGCAGGTATCACGGCAGCAGTTGATGATATCTCCACCTACACTGTTTCTATCAAAGGCTACGGGGACCTTATCAAGCTGTAATGAATAAATTCCGAGGAGAATTCAAGGTGAAAATCGGCGGTGTCGAACTGGACGCCGCCTTCACCAACTCGGTGCTCTATATGTTGGAAGAGCACGAGGGCATTAAGATTGAAAAGCTCAGTGAGTCTATTGAGAAAAATCAGCTTGCCACGTTTGCCAAAATCTGCTATCATTCATGTAAGGTAGAGGCGATCAGAAAAGGAAAAGACTTCAAGATCGCTAAAGAAAGATTTATCGTCGAGCTACTTGATGAGAATGATATCGAGAAAATTGGAGAAGCTATTAGCAACGCCCTTGCGCTGGAAGAAAAAAAGGATTAAGCGACACGGAACCGGAAGCGCCGGTGTCGCTAAAAGAAATTTACAATTCAGCACTTGAGGCAGGTATCCTGCCTCATTTGTTTTGGGATATGACCTTCGCTGAAGCGTCAGCAGTGGTAAGTGGTATAAAGCTAAGGGATAGCATAAGCTGGAATCATACCGCGACTATATTGTCTATGATAGCCAATGTAAACAGATCGTCTAACAGTAGGTCATATAAGCCAGAAGACTTCCATCCGTACGCTAAAGAAAACAAGAAGCCGGAAAAAGATATAAAACAGACCTTCCAAAGACTCAAAAATGGCATCCATAGCAAGCATAACAGCCGCTCTAATACTTGATGTAAGCAAATTCAAAGGCCAGGTACAGGGCGCAGAGAAAGAACTGCTGAAGATGAACAGATCGATGCAGAGCATCGGTTTGAATATGTCTGCGGCTCTTACCCTTCCCATCGCAGCTTTTGCTGCCTCGGCCACGAAGGCTACCGCTGAGTTTGGCTTTATCCAAGCAAAGATCGCTGGTCTCAGTGGAAGCTCTTCTGTTATAGAGGGGCTATCTAATTCAGCCAGACAGCTGGGTAGGGACACGATATTTACGGCCGCCGAGATATCTAACCTACAACTGGAATTGGTCAAGCTGGGCCTTAGGGAAAAAGAAATCAAGGCTGTTCAAGATCAAGCGGTTAGATTTGCACAGGCCCTTGATATTGATGTAGCCAAAGCCGGAGCTACTGTAGTTGAGCTTCTCAACAAGATGCCCAACTCCTTCTCTGAATTTTCAAGTAAAACTGAAGCGGCACAGTATGCTACAGACGCATTTGCTTATGCTGTTGCTAGTTCTGCCCTTGATGTTGAAGGTTTAACCAGCTCGCTCAACTATGTTGGTGCTGAAGCTGATG